GAAAGTGGTGCCATTAACTCTGACATTACTTCCTTTCTCTGCGCTGAGTCATTCATTTGGGCAATTTCAGCATCTTTGCTTTCAACTAGTTTCTCTGCTTCAGCCGCTTTGGCTTCTGCTTCCTTAACTGCTTCTTCTTTCTGTTTTACAACTTTAAGAAGTTTAGCCGTTTCAGATTTTTCATTTAGATGGCTAGTTGCATATTCGCTTGCAAAACTTTCAAAAATTCTGCGACCAAAATCATTCTTGCGAGCTGCCTCAATATCCTCTTTTAGTTGGGTCATTTCAGAACGCAATCCCTTAGAGACTGTTTCCTGAATTGCTGCTGATGCTTTCGCAATAAAGTCTTTCTTAACAGTTTCAAATTTAGCCTTGCTATCTCTAACAAGTTTAACTTTTGTTTCTGCTAAGTCTTTCTTATCAGCATGGAATTCTGCGATTTCTTTCGCCAATGAATTCACAATAAAAGATTCTAGTTTGGCAACATTGCCTGCTACATTCTTACGATCTTCGCGCAGTTCACCTAGTTCCTTTTTAAGGTTGTTAAGAATGAACGATTCCATTGCTGCGGAATCTTTCTTCATTTTCTTAGCATACTTGGCTCTAGCCTCAATAAGTCCCTGGCGGTCTTCAGCAAACTCAGATAGTTCAGCAGTAATTCTGTCTGAAAGCATCTTTTCTACTGCTTCAACCATTGCGGTCTTATCGTGCTCATATTTCGTTGCAAATTCTTCACGTAATTGTGTAGAGATTGTGTCGCGGTTTTCTTGAACAGCAGTTTCCCAAGCGGATTCAATCTCCGACTTAGTTTCCTCGGAAATCACGTTATTTTCAAACAATTGTTTTACAAAGTCTAGCATTGTGATTCTCCTTAAGATTTAAGACCCTGAATAATTTTCTTCAGACTCTCTGCTATGTATCGTTGTGCCTGTGCGTCGCCTTGGACTTCTTGTGCTACTTTAAATGCCTCGTAACCACCTGTATTGTTCATAAGGTGTTCATAAACTGGTGTTGGATAGGCGCCCGGTGCACTTGGTTGTGCTACCACATCCACAGTGATAATTTCAAACCCTTGAACGTTACCACTTGGATCTACTTCGCCTGATCCACGACTAGAAACTCCTAGTTTCACTCCCGACTCCAACATGGTCGTTACTAATTGACCCATTGGAGTTGGAAGCATCTTAAGTTTTCCGTAGCCGTTAGGACCGTCCATCCACATTTTTGTAATCATGTGTGATACACGGTCGAGGTTGATACGCAAATCTTGAGGATGATCAACTTCACCTAGCACTGAATACCCCCCAGAAATCTGTTCGTTGAGCGTCTTGACAGCCCTATCAATTTCCTTAGAAGAATAAACACGTTGGTTAGCATTACGAATGTCACCCTGAATGCAGATGCCACTCAAGTGTAATGACTTACCTTCGCCTTCATCACGCTCAATGACGATTTTAGCCTGATCGAAGCTCAGATGTTCTTGTAGGTTAGTTTTCAACCTTAGTCTCCTCTATTATCTACGACCACGGAAAAGTGATTGCTTGTTATCAGCCTGTTCAGCAGCACCTTTTTTCTCAGCGCCGTGTCCTTTTTCATTGGACATCTTTGTAGCATTCTTTGAACCTGGCGTATTAACGTTGCCTGCATTCTCTTCTTTAGGTGTAATGTCTGCTAGTCCACCGTCATTTTTGCCGCTGTCCTCACCGCTTTTTGCGATGTTAGCAGTAGTTCCACCCATGTCATTCTTCATGTTATCAACAACTGACTTTTTGTTGTCCGCAGATTCCGCGCCGCCTTTTGTTTCAGCACCGTGTCCACCTGCTACTTTTTCAACATACTCTCTCATTGTTGCTAGTTCAGCGTCGCCTTCTGGGTCAGCAGATGCTTCTGGAGCAAAAGTTTCTTCTTCTTTTTCTGCGTCCATGTCATCGCCTTCACCTTCTTCGCCGCCTTTAATTTCGTCGAATTTAGCCTGTAGTTCATCAACGATTGAATCTAGATCCTGGAATAACTCTTCTGGCTCTTTTTCGCCTTCTTCGTCATCACCTGTGATGTCTGCTTCTAGGTCGTCTGTAGCGTCTCCGCCCATAGCGTCCATGTCGCCTTCATCTTCATCGTCTGCTTCTACAGCAACTTCTTCAAATTCTTCGTCAACTTCTTCGTCTTTTGAATCTTCTTTTACTTCGTCTTCATCAGTCGCTTCGTCAACTTTATCTTCTTCCTTATCTTCGTCCTTAGATGCTTCATCAACTTCTTTGTCTTCTGCTTCTTCGTCTTTAGATGCTTCGTCAACTTCTTCGTCTTTGACTTCTTCTTCGATAAGATCTTCGTAAATTTCTCTTGATTTTGCTACCACATACTCGTGGAATAGCTCTTCTGCTTTCGCAGTGTCATCATTAACCAAATGCTCAAGCATTTGTTCTAGTGTAGATTTGTCTGCCATTGTATTCTCCTTTTCAATTGGTAAGGCTGTTTCGTAATGTATTTACATTTTACTTATAAAAAACTGTTTAAATGGGCATATTTTGAATCATTTTGTGTTGATATATAGTTCTCCGAAGGTTTTACCAAAATCTTCGTATGAAATATGCTTCAGATTGCCATATTGTGGTCCTAGTTTGTCGGGTATGTATGCATTGTCACTGATTACCCTATAAAACTGTGTGTGTGGATATTCTTTAATTACTTTTTCTGTTTGGCTTAGCCAGTTACCAAAGAATGTTGCAGAATCCGTGCTTTTCTTGTAATTATATGTATCTGCATAAACATTATTGAATTTTCCGTGCAGCCCTTGATAATCAAATCCATGTATGTATATGTTCTTGTGTCCGTTTTGGGCAGCAAACCACAATGCAGTTGGACCGCTACTCCATCCCTTGTGAGGGCTTAAAAGATTAACTTGCTTGCGATCCTTAATGCCCTTGTTTGGATTGGTCCATACGGTTCCTTTTTTGGCGTATCCGGATTCTATCAGTTCATTGACCATCTTAACATCAACCGCTATTAGATAGTGTGGGTCAAATTCTCTGTATTGTGCATTGCATCCGTAGACCGTTCCTAGTTCAAGGACTTTCTCGCAATTTAGTCTTAGTCTAGTCTTGCCATTTCCTAAAACAAATGCAATGTCTTTATGGGGGGTTTTATTCTTCTTGCTCAACTGGTGTACCATACATTTGACTAATGAAACCCAGTTCAGATTGTCTTTCTGCTTCGTGAGCTTCTGCTTGAAGGCGCAGTTGATTGATCTGTCTCAAAGTTAGTTTAATTTTTCTAGTATCATCTAATTCAACAACAGAGGAGTCATTGCTGTTATCATATCTTCGATCAACAGCAAAATCATTTATATCGTCATTAAAATACAAAAATTCTCTAAGAAGCATAATACTATTTATTACTGTGCAGGAGTTTCTGCACCAGTATCTCCTTCTGGTTGTTCCGCCGCTGCCGCTGCTTCTGGGGATGCTTCTGCATCCTGCGTAGCAGCATCTGCTTCAATGCTACCAGGAGTAATTCCTGCTGTTCTTAGTTCACCTGCTGCGTCTTGGCTAGTTCCTACTAGATTTTGACCATTTTCTTCGCGCCATAGTCTTTCATTTTCTTTGATTTCCTCTTCTGTCAAACCAAGATAACGTTTCAGTGCAAAGCGTTTTGATAGGTGTGGAACCTGTTGCAGTGTTCCAAAGATGTTTGCTCTTGTTGTATCAAGTTCAGCCTGTCTGTATGCGGCAAAGTTTTGAGGAGGATTAAATTTTAATTCAAATAGGCTAGGATCAATGTTGTAACCATTTGAGTCTAACCATAATTTAAATTCATGATCAAATGATTCTACGATATTACTCTGTAGTCTTTCGCAGTATTTGTTAAATCTCAATTCCTGAATATATGCCGTTCCAACTTTACCATCTGCTACTGTGTTAGGCTGTTCATCAATTGATGTTGGCAAATAAGACGCCGGAATTCTCAAAGCACGGAATAACTTGTTGGTAAAATATTTTAAATCTGTGATCTCACCAAGGTTAGTTCCACCTGGTAATGTTTCAACCTTAGAACCTCTACCTTCCGCTGTTTGTGGGAAGAAGTAATCTTCGTTAGTTGAAAGCGGATTGTATGAAGCATCAATAACACTTGTTCCGCCACCTGTTGAACTTGGAATACGTCTCTGTTGAATTTCATTCTTAACCTTTTCAACGAAACTCATTGCCATGTGTGCAGGCATGTTACCTACATCAACATAAAAAATTCTGCGTTCAGGAGCACGCTGGATACGATAGATAATGATCGCATCTTCAAGTAATTCTTTTTGTTTA